CCGCAGGCACTGGTGATAACGGTAAGACCGTTACCATCACAGGCACGGATGTTAACGGGGACGCTCAAACAGAAACAATAACTCTTCCGGGATCTGCTACAACTACGTCTGGAACTAAGTTTTTTAAGACAGTTACCGCAGCGAGTGCTAGTGCACAACCCGCGGCTAATGTTTCGTTGGGTCACGCGGCGGATGCAGCGGATGTTGTTTTTGCGGGCAGGTCTCGTTTGCAGGGTCTTAATATAGTGTGTTCTGCAACTGCGGGAACCTTGGATTTTAGAACTACTTCTGCTACTGGCTCAAGTATTTTTAAAGTTGGAACTGTCGCTTCTGCAACGGCCACAAGAGACATTACAATTCCTGACGAGGGTTTACTGTTTACTGATGGTATATATATTCAGTACACCGTTTCTACATTTGGGACACTTACAGCGTTCCATGCGTAATGGCTCCGCGCAAACGTAAAACTGCTGGTAAAAGCAAGTCTCCTCGCAAGAGAGACAAACAACCTCCGAAAACGAAAAAGTATTTTCGTTCTACGAAGTCGGGGGCTGGAATGACTAAGGCTGGGGTAGCACGTTATAGACGAGAAAACCCCGGAAGTAAGTTAAAAACAGCCGTTACAGAAAAGAAACCTACGGGGAAAAGAGCGGCTAGAAGAAAATCCTTTTGTGCAAGGTCTGCGGGTCAAATGAAAAAGTTTCCTAAAGCAGCTAAAAATCCTAATAGCCGTCTTCGACAAGCGCGTAGGAGATGGAGATGTTAGATAAAAAGCAGTGGGCTACAGGTGTGAGTATAGCTCTATCTGTGGGAGCGATTGTTTGGATATGCTCAACACTTGTTGATCTTGATAAAAGAACCGCTATCATAGCTATTAAAGTAGAGGAAAGTAATAAGCAGATTAAAAAAAACCAGAAATACATTAATTTAGTTTTAAAAAATATTGTGAATGAAAACAACATAACTTGGGATTATTCTGGAGAAAAATATGCCAAATAAATCAAGAGTAAATTTGGGTTTTGGTACGTCCCAAGTTGTTCGCATGAAAAAGGGTGGAAAAGTAAAGAGCAAGGGAAAGATTTGTCCAGAGGGAAAAGCGTGGGCAAAAAGAACTTTTGATACATATCCAAGTGCTTATGCAAATCTGGCAGCATCAAAATATTGTAAAGACCCCAATTATGCTAAAAAAGCTAAAGGCGGCAAACGTAAGGGTCGTTAGATGGGTCAATTAAAGAATTGGTTGAAACAAGATTGGGTGAGGATTGGAACCGATGGTAAAATTAAAGGTCCTTGCGGCACTTCAAAAGATAAAAAAAACCCTGATAGATGCTTACCAAGAGCTAAAGCTCAAAGTTTGTCGAAAAGCGAGAGGGCTAAAACTGCTCGTAAAAAGAAAGCTGCGGGTGCTAAAGGCAAAACGGTTGTTGCGAATACTAAAAAAGCAAAAGTAAGAATGGCCACTGGAGGTGTTGTTCCTCGTGGATGCGGTGTAATGATGGCTAGTAAAAAAAGAAGGGTTAAAGGTGCGGTAGCCTGATGTGCTTAAATCTTGAGAAAGATATTGTTAATGAGATCAGGTCTTGGTCTGAGTACGCTTTAGAAAAACCTAATCCTTATTTTAATAATCTTCCTCCTTGTCCTTATGCGAGGGCGGCTTGGAAAGATGAAAAAGTTAGTTTTATGTTCAAATATTCGGCTCACAAACAAGATCTTTATACTGCTGTATCCTGTTTTGATGATACTTACGATTTAGTAATCATAGTTGACTTTGCATTTGAAGAGAACCCTCAAGAGTTTGATGATTATTTAAGTGGTATGAATCAGGCAATTTCTGAGGGAATTTTCATAAATAGAGATATTTGGTTAATGGGTTTTCACCCCTTAGATGACGCCAACGAATTTATTGATGACGGGACTTTTGAATCAGATATTGAAGACCCATACGCTTTGATATTTGTTCAGCGTTTATCAAAAATACAAGAAAGCGCAGACAAGATAAAAGAAAAAGGTTATTATAACTCTTATCTTGAAGATTTTAACGCTTCTGAGATTTATCAACAACGTCGCAACTTATATAGGAGATTACAACATGGCGATGAAACCTCGTAAAAGACCCGTAAAGATGCGTGGTGGTGGAATGGCTAAAAAGCCTGTAGGAATGCGTGGTGGTGGAATGGCTAAAAAGCCTGATATGATGAAAAAGGGCGGAAAAGCTATGACCTTGGCGCAGATCCGCAAAGCAGCCAACGCAAAAGGTTTTAAGCTAGTTAAGATGGCGTAATGACCACTTCAGGAAGCACAGATTTTGAGCTAAACGTCGCTGATTATGTAGAAGAGGCGTTTGAACGGTGCGGTTTGGAGGTTCGTACAGGTTACGACCTCCAGACTACGCGCCGTTCTCTTAATATTCTGTTTGCGGACTGGGCTAATCGTGGTCTTAATCAATGGACTATCGAACAACGAACACAGGCTCTTACTGCTGCTGACGGAGAATATTCTATAGGAACAGATGTTATAGATATTCTGTCCGCCGTGGTTCGTCGCAGTAACACCGACTTTGCTTTAGACCGACTTAGCAGGAGTGAGTTTTTAAATATTCCTACTAAAACAACTCAGGGACGCCCTAATCAATTTTTTTTAGATAGGCAGATAACGCCTAACCTTAAAATATGGCCTGTTCCTGAAAACAGCACTGACACTGTTATCTATGATGCTTTAACGAGAATACAAGACGCGGATACCCCGACAAATACGGTTGAGGTTCCCTTCAGGTTTTACCCATGTCTTGCTGCGGGATTAGCTTATTATCTTTCTATGAAAAGAGCACCCGACAGGGTTCAACTTTTAAAAGCTGTTTACGAAGAAGAGTTTGAGCGAGCCGCCACAGAGGATAGAGACAGGGCTTCGTATAATGTTGTTCCACAGTATCAATATTTTAAGACAAACTAATGGGTAAATTTGCTTCTGGAAAAAACGCATACGCAATATCGGACCGCTCTGGTTTTCGGTATAGATATAAAAATATGCGTAAAGAGTGGAACGGAGCTTTGGTTGGTAAAGATGAATTTGAGCCTAAACAACCTCAACTAGGTCCTTTTCATACAGTAGCAGATGCTCAGGCACTTAAAGATGCTCGCCCTGACCGTAAGGAACCTTTTGTCCTTCTTGTAGGGGTAGCCCCTCTTGGAAAAGATTTAATTCCAATCAAAGCCTCTGGTCAGGTAGGTAAAGTAACGGTGGTGGTGTAGACGATGAGCTTTACATTTGCACAGCTAAAAACAGCCATACAGGATTTTACTGAGAATACAGAAACATCCTTTGTAAACAATCTTCCTGTTTTTATACGAGCAGCAGAAGATAGGATTTTAGGTCTTGTAGACTTAGAGTATTTTAGAAAAAACGTCACAGGTGTTATGAGTAGTGGTGATAAGTTTCTAAACGCTCCAGATGATTATTTAGCTTCCTTTTCTCTCTCCATAGAAGTATCTAGTAGCAAAGTTTTTTTGTTGCAAAAAGATGTAAACTTTATTCAAGAGTATAACCCAAACGGCTCTACTACAGGACAACCTGTATATTATGCGTTATTTGACGTAGATAATTTTATTATAGCTCCCACACCAGACGCAAATTATTCCAGTGAACTTCATTATTTTTTTAGACCCGCTAGTCTAACCGCAGGAGCGGATAGTGGGACTACTTGGATAAGTACAAATGCCCCAAACACTATTTTATACGCCTCTTTAGTAGAGGCATATACCTACATGAAAGGCGAGCCGGATCTTTTAACTCTTTATAATAATAGGTTTACGGAGGCTTTACAGAGGCTTAAAGATTTGGCCGAAGCTCGTGAAAACAGCGACGCTTATCGTGATGGTTTACCAAGAAGGCCCAGAACATAATGTTTGATGTTAATATAAGTATGCCAGAGGATTTTCATGTTAATGTAGGAACCACTTCAGACAGGGGTTGGACTCCTGAAGAAGTTGCACATAGATGTGCTAATAAATTAATGTCGGTTTCTAAAAATGCTCCACCTGTCATAAAAGATCAGGCGGAGGCTTTTAAAAAAGATATTGAAACTGTTGTAACTTTATATATGAAAGAAGCTATAAAATCAGATAGAACTACAGTATATAACGCTATAAAGGAAGCGGGATATAATGATTTAGCAGAGATGATTAGGAGGTTATGAAATGTCTATCACTCAAGCAATGTGTACAAGTTTTAAAAAGGAACTGCTTGAAGCCAAGCATAATTTTCTTAATTCTGGTGGGAGCACTTTTAAACTAGCCTTATACACTAGCAGTGCTAGTTTAGATGCAGCTACTACAGCTTACACAACAAGTAACGAGGTGTCGGGCACTGGGTACACGGCTAAAGGGAACACGCTTACAAGAGTAAATCCCTCTACCAGTGGAACCACGGCATTAACTGATTTTGCAGACACCACATTTAGTAGTTCGACCATAACAGCTAGAGGTGCTTTAATATTTAATGAGGATACGTCGGGGGACACTTCTGTATGTGTGCTTGATTTTGGTGCGGATAAATCAAGCTCATCTGGAGATTTTACAATTACTTTTCCGACGGCTGATGCGTCGTCCGCGATAATTAGAATAGCTTAATGACTGATGTAATTGTAGCATTTGAGGGATGGAACTCCTCTACCCAATCATGGGGAGAAGCGGGTTGGGGGCAGGATGTTTCTGTTCCCGGTGCTACAGCAGGGTTAGGAAGCGTTACAGTATCGGCTGATGCTAATGTTTCTGCTACAGGGGTAGAGGGAACTGGTTCTCTTGGTTCTGTCACAGTATTAACGGGTGTTAATATTACCGTTACAGGGGTGGCAGGCACAACTTCTTTGGGAACAGTTGCTGTTACAGGTGATGCTAATATTTCTGCTACAGGGGTAGCAGGCACTTCTGAGCTAGGTTCTGTTACAATAGTAATTGACGCTAGTACCGCTGCTACAGGGGTAGCAGGCACTGGCACTGTTGGGTCTGTTACCGTAGTTGAAGGGCAAGGTGTAGTTGTTGAGGCTACTGGTGTTTCTGCTACAGGAGAAACGTCAAGTGTAAATATCTGGGGGTTAATAACACCAAGTCAAGAACCCAGTTGGTCTGTAATAAGTCCTGACCAGACGCCCAGTTGGTCTGTAATAAGTCCTGACCAGACGCCCAGTTGGTCCGGTATAACACCAAGTCAAACACCTAATTGGCAAGAAACAAGGCGTGAGGCTGCTTAATTAAGGATATAATGAGATGACTAGCACATATGTAAATGATCTTAGACTTAATGAACTCGCAACTGGAGACGGCTCTGGTACTTGGGGTGATACGACAAACACTAATCTTGAACTTATCGGAGAGGCTTTATCATTTGGTACTGAGGCGATTACCACAAATGCAGATACTCATACATCCACGGTAGCAGATGGAGCGACAGATCCTGCTCGGTCTATGTTTATTAAATATACAGGAACTTTAGATTCAGCTTGTACTATTACTATAGCTCCTAACACATTATCGAGAGTTCATTTTATTGAAAACGCAACTAGTGGATCTCAAAATATAATTATAAAACAAGGATCTGGGGCAACAGTTACTATAGCTCCCGGAGATGTTAAAGCTGTTTATCTTGATGGGGCAGGATCTGGGGCGGCTGTTGTAGATGCTTTTGCATCTTTATCTGTTGTTGATCTTAAAGTTGGCGATGATTTAACTCTTAACAGCGATAGTGCGATTTTAGGGTTTGGTGCAGATACAGACACAACCCTTACACATACAGATGGTACTGGATTAACTCTTAACTCTACTAACAAACTAACTTTTGGCGATGTAGCTAGTTTCGTACAGCAAAGCAGTGATGGTGTTTTAAGGATTGATGGTGAAGCAACCATAGACCTTAATGCCTCAACAGCAGTTACTGTTAGTAATGATTTAAAACTAGATTCGGATTCTTCCGTGTTAGGTTTTGGTGCAGACAATGACACCACTCTCACGCACACAGATGGTACAGGTCTTACACTTAACTCCACTAATAAATTAACCTTTGGTGATGCAGCTAGTTTTGTACATCAAAGTAGTGATGGTGTTCTTCGTATAGATGGAGAGGCTACTATTGATCTTAATGCGTCTACCGCTGTTACAGTCAGCAATGATCTTAAATTAGACTCTGATAGTGCAGTCTTAGGGTTTGGCGCAGATAACGACATAACTATTACACATGATCCTGATGATGGTTTGTTCTTTAAATCAGCAGCAACAGCAGATGATAACCCATTTGTTCTTACACTTCAAACAGGTGAAACAGATATTGCTGCTGATGATAAATTAGGGGTAATTGATTTTCAAGCTCCTGATGAAGGTGCAGGA